TTTTATCAAGTTTCCGTGACACATGTCACAGCCACTGACCACGGTCAGCGTTGATTCCGGTCCGACGAGGACCGTACCGGCTGTTGTCAGCCGGAGCTCAGTTGTTCCTGAGCTGTCTATCCAAGATATGGATAGGAACCCAATATTTGGGTTGTGTTTACGTCTTGCGACGTATCACGTTCGACACGGCAAATGTGTCGACCCGAAAGGTTCGGGTTTAAGCCGCCAGGATCGGCTTTTTAGGATGTTTGGGAACATCCTTCCGAGACGCGTGTTTCGGTCGCTTTGTCTATTAAAGCGTGACCAATGGCGAACCATTGAAGAATGTTGGATAGCCAACATGCATACTGTGGTCTTACATCCACAGTTTAATCCACTATTGGTGGATTTTCGCTTGATCAATTCTATTAAGCGTTACAAACGATGGTTCGTTTGTTTCTTTTGCCGTAGGAAAAGAAACGGAGACGGTCTCCGAAACCTTGACAAAGGTTTAAAGGCGCTCAAGACGATCGCCGGCCATATGCAGTATATGGCATGTTCGGATTATCCGAACAATCGGGTTCCACCCGAAATCCCGTTTTGGCCGGGATTCCATTCCGACAGTCGGAAGCAAATGTTCCCTTGGTTTGGGGGACATCTATCCCACTTTAGGGATCTCACTCGTCAGTTGAGTGATGAGGACCTCGTGGCCCTCTGCCAAATTCGAACGTTTGGAAGGGCGTTACCGCCCCCATCCCGCACTATGTGCGAGAATGATCTGATTGAACAGATCAAAATTCTCTCCACAGAGAGGATAGTAGACCCGGTCTACCGAAACGCAATCTGCGTTACTTCTCAGCAATTGTCTGAGAAGTTGGACATATCAACATGTCCATCAGTGAGTCATTTCTCACTGTCAACCTCTGGATGTCTAGAGGTTACCTCCAAAGAAGGAGGTAACGCGCGCCTTGTGCGCGACGTCTGGATGCCGTACCTGTCCGCGAAGGTGGACGAGCATACGGTGTCAGGGCCCCTGGGGCTCCGGGGACGATACAAAGAGATGAGTCTCTTTGATGCTTGCCAAGCGGGCAAACTTGACAATCTCACTGATTGTTATGGGAACTATGTTTTTCCCATTGACTCGGCGGGTACGTCGGGTTATAACTCAAAAAGAGTTATTACCACGGTCGAACTTTTGTACCGTGGCGCCGCTGCGAATCGGCGAATGCTCTTCAATCGGAGCATCTTAGTGGACTCCTTTGAGAAGTCCGAAGCCTTACCAAGTGAGGTTGGACCAGCATTACTTTTGCTGGCGGTAGGATATGCCTACCGATCTGGACACTTTGTCCACTACGATGACCCAGATGTCATCGCAGAACCAGATGCGGTTCTTTCCCTGAAACGTTCAGGGTGGACCGACTTGAGGATTCCTCTTTGGGTCGGATACCACAATTTGCGGTATAAGGTGGTCAAACCACCTAAGTCAGCTTTGACTTGTCTGGCTGAGCCAGGCGCCAAGACACGACCTCTTGGAAACAACGAAACATGGTTCGTTGTCATCACACGTGTGATGCGGTTCATGATTGAACCGGTCATCGCTCGGGATGGCCGAGCCCGTATTGGGCTTCGTTCGACCAACAAGATGTGGTCGTTTCTGAAGTATCTTCAGAAGGCCCTCCGTGGGGGCCAGCGGTGGTGTCAATCCACCGATTATAAGTCCTCGACGGACTACATCCCGTTGGATGTGATTAAAGATATCTGGATATCTTTTACTAGGAAAATGAATCCTAGACACCCTTTCTTGGTGTTTTTCGACCTCATTGTGTCGAATCGAAATCTATCATTGTTAGATTTTAAACACTTGGAGATCAAGTGTTCACCGGAATATTCCGGTGATGATCGTATTGATCTGACTCACCGTTGTGGGTCGTTCATGGGAGAACCCATGAGTTTCATGACACTGACCATGATTAATCTCATTATTGATGAGATTTCTGAACATCTTTATGTTCATGGTACGCTGGATACCTTAGGGTCCGCAGTGACCCTTACAAGAGAACCCTCCTGTATATGCGGAGACGACTTCGCAGCCCTGAGACATTCTCTGGGTAGAATCCTTTGCTTTAAGGATGTTGCCGACAAGGTCGGTATGGTCCTCTCATGGAAGGACCAGATCTCTCGTAGAGTCTTGATCTTCTGTGAAGATCACGTGCTGATTAATCAGCACGGAAAGCCACTATATGTGGACGTCGTGAAGTCACGACTATTGACGGGCATGAGCCGTCAACACTCCGACAATCGGAGCAGCATCCTTGGCAAGGGCCGGATGTTACGTAATCAACTTGATTACTTTGAGGATCCGATCCTCAAACGTGAAATACTCTATGTATTTCGATCCGTCTTTGACCGGATCTATAATGGTTCCGTGAACCATTCTCGGCTGCCAATATGGCTGCCTCCCTCCTGCGGGGGCCTTGGGTTCCCGGTTTTGGAGGAGGATGTGCCAGCCTGGGGCTGGAAGTATGTACGTTACATACTTGACATTCTTAAAATTGAGAATGTATTCGAGAAGTATCTCGAATTATCAAGGCTCAGAACCTTGAATTCTCCTTCAAAGAAGGGAATATTTACTTGGAATGAGTCCCTTGGGGTCTTGTCCAAGATTGTGGATCGTTTCACAATTAGACCCTATGATGGGGTCTTGGACAATATGTCCATAGATGCGTTTTGCATCTACCCAGATCAATTTGTGATTGATCTCGTCCGATTTACCGGGCGTGAGGTTCCAATGGATCCTTATGACCAGTCGAAGTTCGACTGGGACAGCCTAGCTAACGAGGCTGCCTTTCTCGGCTTCATTAAGGCCGATCAACTCCTCGAGGAGTTGGAACGTATCCTGAACTTTCAGGATTTCCTCATCCGAGGATCTGTCCGCCAGCAGCGGACATATGACAACTACTGTCGTCATGCCCGGTCCTACTTCCGTAAGGCCGGATTCTCAATTAATGAGAATACTCAATCGGTCACGAAGGCCGATTGCCCAGAGTTTACAACCTGGGCTAAACTCGAGAAGAGTTGCCTGTATACTATTACAGGTTGGATCAGCATAGCTGATCCTCGAGTTAACATATTTAACTCGACAGCTTCACTGAAGCTTAACTTCCGCCAATTGCGGAAGGTTAGACAGACACCTCTGTCTGGGCTCAATGTTGAGTCCTATGTTGACCTGGTCAACGAGTCCCTACGTGGGACCGAGTAAAGAGATGATTGAATCTCGCCAGCTCCGTGAGCTGGTCGCACCAGTAATTGGTGCGGTGCCCATTGTGGGTACGATCGGGGAAGTTCCGATCAGCTCGTACACAGTACGACTGTGTCGGCCCTAGGGCCGATATAATAAAAATAAAAACAATCCAGCCGTGACTGGATCATGTAATTCGGTTATCAACCGAAGAATCAGGACGTCCTGTATTTAAC